CGTCAAATCACACGGCCGCAGGTAATCGCAGCGGGGTAGGTCTGTCGCCTTGACGCAACGCGCATTCTAAATGGCATGCACCAGCATGTTTGCCAGCAATGCGGAGTCTCGTTCACGTCTGCGCAAAAATCACAGCCGACATGCTCGCGCAAATGCGCTGGAATCCGGGGCAGGAAACGACTTGTTTTGAAATGCGCCAGAACGAATTGCAATCGTAGTTTTGAGGCAAGACAAGGCGAGATCAGTAATGGACGACGCTTTTGCTGTCGTGAGTGCTCGTATCCTGAAAAACACATTTGCCAGAATCCGTCATGCAAAAAAGCGTTTCGGCCAAAGTACAAAGTTGCCAATAAACCTTGGCAGGGAAAGGGCCTGTATTGCTGCCGTGGGTGCTATGCCGATCACCGATTTGGTGTAGATCGCCCACGTCGCAGATCCGCTCAAAAGATTGTGAGCGCATCTGCCCGCAGCGCGCTAGTTACCTCGCTAAGAAAAAAATGCAAACTGCTTAACGTGCCGCACGACCCTGAATGCACTAGGGATGCTGTGTGCGAAAGAGACAACTGGGTGTGCCAGATGTGTGGGATCAAATGCGACAAGGAGCACCTTGGAACAAATAAGAAACCAAAGCCTACTGCCGCTGAGCACGATCACATGATTGCTCTTACGACACCTGGAAGCCCTGGCAACGTGTTCCCTAACTCGCAGTGCTTGTGTCGCAAATGCAATAATAGAAAACGCACCCGCAGTTGGGGACAAAAGCGGTTTGACTTTGAAGAATCGGGGAAACGATGGGAAAACGGGGCCCGAGGCCGACGCCAACGAAACTCAAAATCTTGCGAGGAAATCCCGGCAAGCGCCGTTTGAATAACGACGAGCCGCAGCCGCCATCGGACGGCATCTCCATGCCGCCTCACCTTGGCGAGGTTGCGGCAGTTCGCTGGCGTGAGCTTCTGCCAATGCTGCAGTCTGTGAAGGTAATGACCACAGCTGACGTTGAGTCACTCGCTCGATACTGCGACACATACGAGTGGTGGCTTGCCACCCGTGCAAAACTCAAACAAGAGGGCGACACGTACCCAATCCTGAACGACAAAGGCGAAATCAAATACATCGCCCAGCGGCCCGAGGTTGCAATTGCCCACAAGCTAGCTGTGCAACTGCGGCAACTTGAGCAGGACTTCGGATTAAACCCGTCGGCCAGGTCATCGCTGAATGTCGAGAATCCGAAAGACAACACAGACGAAGAAGACCGACTCATGTTCGGCTGAGAAGCCGTGCAAGGTTTGTGCCTCGTGCATCGCAGTGCGGTTCTTTGAAAAGCACTTGACGCATGCCAAAGGCGAGCTCGGCGGCAAACCGTTTCTGCTGCAGCCGTGGCAGCGTAACTACGTGCGATCCCTGTTTGCCGAAGAGAACAACCGCAGGAAGGTGCGCACCAGCCTGCTTGCGTTGCCTCGCAAAAATGGGAAGAGCACGCTTGCTGCGGGAATAGCCTTGCGATGCCTACTAGAGCCTGAGCCGGGTGCAGAAGTCTATTCGTGCGCAGCCTCAAGGGATCAGGCTAGGTTGGTCTTTGATACCGCAAAGATCGCGGTTGAGCAGTCGCCAACACTGTCGGCACAGTTAAAGGTGTACCGAAACGCAATCGTGCGAGAGTCAACGCACGCAACGTACAAGTCACTTTCCGCTGAGGCTGGATTGCAGCACGGGCTTTCGCCTCATGCCGTGGTTTTCGATGAGCTCCACGTGAGCAATCGGGAAATGTGGGAAGTCATGCTGTCTGGGCAGGGGGCTAGACGCAACCCGCTGACGGTGGCTTTGACTACCGCAGGCTATGACCGAAAAAGCGTCTGTTGGGAAATCTGGAAATACGCTGAGGCTGTGGCAGCCGGGGCCGTCAAAGACGATACGTTTTTGCCGATGATATGGGCTGCAGATCCTGCTGCTGACTGGAAGCTAGAAAGCACTTGGGCATCTGCTAATCCCAACCTGGGCGTATCTGTGCGGCTCGACTTCCTCCGCAGCGAATGTGCTCGAGCGGTTGAGATGCCGACATACGAAAACACTTTCCGGCAGCTGTACTTGAACCAGTGGACAGAGCAAAGCACAAGGTGGCTGCGGATGGATCACTGGGCGCAGGGCGACAAGCCTTGCCCTGTGGATCTCGCCGGCCGTGAGTGCTGGGCTGGGCTGGACTTGGCCACGACGTTTGACACCACGGCCCTGGTGCTACTGTTCCCGTTGGACAATGGCACGTTTTGGATTGAGCCACACTTCTGGATTCCAAGCGACAACGCACACCAGCGAGAGCGACGTGACAAGGTGCCGTACTTGACGTGGCAGCGGCAGGGCTATCTGACGATGACTGATGGCAACGTCACAGACTTTGACAAGGTGCGGGCGGACATTAATGCGATAGCCAGTAAGTACCGCTTCAAAGCCTGCGGACTAGATCCGTGGAATAGCGCCCAACTTGGGCAGCAACTGCAAGGAGATGGCCTGCCCATGCGAGACTTTCGACAGGGATACGGATCGTTATCCGCGCCTTCAAAGCAACTTGAAAACTTGTGCGTGGCCGGCAGGTTGATACACGGCGGGCATCCAGTGCTGTCGTGGCAGGCTTCCAACGTGGCGATTCAACAGGACAGCGCGGCAGGAAACATCAAACCCAGCAAAGCCAAGTCAACGGAACGCATTGACGGCATCGTTTCGCTCGTCATGGCTATTGGGTTGTGGCAGCAAGCAACTGCGCCGGCCCCTGAGCAACCTTGGGAAATCCACACGATATGATCGCCAACGCCGAGACGCCCGAGAAGTCGTACCGCATCATTGATCTGCGTGGCTCGTACGGCGACGGGTGGAGCGAGTCGCTTGCTCGAGGCCCGGCCGGGGTTCGCATCACGCCCGAAACGGCGCTGATGTGCTCGGCGGTGCTGGCCTGCGTGCGGCTCATTGCCGAGAACGTCGCCACGATTCCGCTGCACCTGTATCGGCGGCTGGCAGAGGGCGGCAAAGAGCGAGCCCGTGATCTGCCGCTGTATCGGATTCTTTCGCAAGCACCCAACGGCTGGCAAACGTCGTTTGAGTTCCGCGAAATGCTGACGGCTCACTGTCTGCTCTACGGCAACGCCTACGCCGAGATCCGTAGCGGTTCCGCCGGGGCTGTGACTGAGCTCTGGCCGCTGCACCCGTCACGCATGAAAGTGACGCAGCTGGAAGACGGCACGCTGCGGTACTGCTACCGCGAACAGAACGGCACCGAGTCGTACTACCGTCAGGATCAGATTTTTCACCTGCGGTGGCTGAGCCAGGACGGCGTGACCGGCATGCTGCCCATCACGCTCTCGCGTGACGCCATCGGCCTGGCCCAAGCGCTTGAGGCTCACGGAGGCTCGTACTTCGGCAACGCCTGCCGGCTGTCAGGGCTCATGGAAAGCGACAACCCAATCACGGTTGAGACTGCTGAGCGGCTGCGTGAACAGTTTGAGAGAATTCATAGGGGCGCTGACCGGGCTCATAGAACGGCAGTGCTGCCGCAGGGAGTTCACTGGAAGGACGTGCAAGCAAGCAACGAGGCGAGCCAGTTCCTAGAGACGCGGGCGTATCAGACGGTTGAGATTTGCCGTGCGTACCGGGTCGATCCGTCGTACGTGCAGGACAAAACCAAGGTTGGCTACGCAAGCCAAGAGCAGGCCGCCATCGACTTGGTGCAGCAGACGCTGCTGCCGTGGTTTCGCCGTTGGGAGTCCGCCATCACCCGCGACTTGGTGACGCAGGATGACGTGTATTTCGCAGAGTTCGATACCCGTGGCCTGCTGCGTGGCGATTTGGCCGCCCAAGGTGCATGGCTGCAAACGATGCTCACCACCGGCATCTACAGCGTGAACGAGTGCAGAGAGGTTTTGAACATGAACCCGATTGGCCCAGAGGGCGATCAGCGGTACATGCAGATGAACTTGACCACGATGCAGGGCATCGCGGCCGATGCCAGCGTTGGTAATGCTGGCGAGCCTGCCCCGGCCGACAACCTGCCCCAGTCGTACACGGACGATCTGTTGAACGGCACGACGCCGGCAGAGGGGGCCGTCAAGCCCGCTGGCCCGATGCCACGATCTCGCAAACCACGCAAGAAGAAGTGAGCCACATGGACAACATTGAACGCCGCTGCGTTGCCCTGCCGCTGACGATGGAAACCCGAGAAGCCGGCAAGGCGTATATCGGTGGCTATGCGGCCAAGTACAACGTCCGCAGCACGATGCTGGGCACGTTCCGCGAGCAGATCATGCCGGGCGCGTTTACCCGCGCTCTCAAGGAGCAGGCGCACCCCGTCGTGGCGTTGTGGAACCATGACCCTAACTTCGTGTTGGGTTCAACTCGCAGCGGCACGCTGACGGTGGACACCGATGACGAGGGCATGCGGTACAGCGTTGAGGTGCCCGACACGCAACTGGGCCGGGATCTGTCCACTCTCATCGCTCGAGGTGACGTGTGGGGCTCAAGCTTCGCTTTCGTCATTGGCCAGGAGTCGTGGGACAAAGACGAAGACGGCACGGCAATCCGCAGCGTTCATGAGGTGGAAGGCGTCTACGACGTTTCCCCAGTCTTGACGCCAGCGTACGAGCAGGCCACCACGGGCGTAGCAGTTCGCAGCTATGAGCGGTTTCTACAATCGCACCGACCGGCGCTGAAGCTGCCGGAACTTCGACGGGATGCGAAGTCTGAGAAGGCGATTCGTAGGTTTCTGAGGCAGCATGGCCACAAAGTCGGGTGATGTTTGCGGCCACTGCCGCTCTGCACGTCTTGGCGTGTATGCGTCTGTGGAAAAGGCGAACGTCTGCACGCGGTATCTGCGGTGCCCAAACTGCCGGCACACCGCCAAGCAATGCGTGAAGTCGTGCGACATACGCCGACGCTCGTTACCTAACTAGGTAACTACTCAACGCACTCAATCTGCAAGGACTGCCCGGCCCGGCTCTACCGTGCGAATAGGTCACCACCTACCGCACACAGGAGCCACGCACATGGCCGCCAGCAAGGTCAAGGAACTTCTCGACGAACTCGCCGCCACTCTCGCTGAGCTCGGCATGCTCGATGAAGAGGGCGCTGCGGAAGAGGCTGGCGAGAACACGGACGGCACGCCCGTTGAAGGCGAGCGATCCGCCGTTGAGGCCGTCGAGGCCCGACAGGCGAAGTACGACGCCCTGCTTGCCAAGGCTGAGCGGATCAAGGCCGCGATTGCCAAGAGCGAGGCCGCTGAGGCTCGCAAGGCCGAACTGCTCAAGGTTCTGCACCGCGCTGCACCAGTGGAGACAACCGACGTGAAGCCCCGCATTGAGCCGATTTCGACCCGTGGCTACAAGCCCGGCATTTTTGAGTCGCCCGAAATGGCCCACCGCTGCGGCCAGTGGCTCAAGGCTCACTTCGGTGACCGGAACGCCCGGCAGTGGTGCTCGGACCACCTCGGCACTGAGTACCGCGACATGGGCGGCCAGGTGAACAGCCTCGGCGGAAACCTGGTCTTCGAAGAGTTCAGCAATACGATTGTGAGGTTGGTCGAGCGCTTCGGCGTGGCGATGAACGTTTTCCAGAACGTCACCATGTCCAGCGACACCCTTCTGGTGCCTCGCCGTCTGACGGGCGTGACCTCGTACTGGCTGGGTGAAAACTCGACCATCACGACGAGCGACCCGACTGCGACGATGGTGCAGCTGGTGGCCAAGAAGCTGGCGTGTGCCACGAAGGTGAGCAACGAGCTCCTGGCCGACAACGCCATTTCGGTTGCGTCGTGGCTCGCTCAGGAATACGCCACCTCGCTGTCGGGCGCGATTGACGATGCGGCCTTCAACGGCACCGGCACCAGCACCTACGGCGGCATCCGTGGCCTGGCCCAGATCGACGATGGCACTCACACCGCGTCGATTCAGTCGGCGGCAACCGGCAACACCACGATTGCCAGCCTGGACATTGATGACTACGTGGCCTGCTTGGCCAAGCTTCCCCGTTACGCCATCGGCACCTCGGCCTGGTACATGCACCCGAGCGTCTACCACAACAGCGTGCAGCGCATGATGCTGTCGAGCGGCACGGCTGGCAGCGGCACCATCGGTGCCCTGTCGGGCGGCAACACGGCGGCCAACCTCGCCCAGGGGACGCCGAACACGTTCCTTGGCCTGCCCGTCGTGTGGGTGCTCAAGATGACTGCGGCCCCCACCACCGGCACCATCGCTGCCTACGTTGGCGACCTGTCGCTGGCCGGCATCATGGCGGTGAAGTCCGACATGCAGGTTGCGACGAGCACCGATCGCTACTTTGAGGCTGATCAAACGGCGTTCCGCGCCATTCAGCGGCTGGATATCAACGTGCATTCGCTCGGCTCAACCACCGAAGCCGGCCCGGTTGTGGCTCTCAAGCTCGCCTGAACCTGACTCACCCTTCCTAGGAGACTGTGACCCATGAATCATGCCAGCGGCAATAAGAGCGTGACGAAGGCTGCGGCGAGCGTTGCGGCTTCGGCCACGCACTCGCACGAGATTGACACGCTCGGTTTCAAGTATGCGGCCATCGACGTGGTGTACTCGCCGTTCACGGCGGCCACCGCGTCCTATGCCAGCGTGCTGAAGGTGCAGGAATCGGACGCCAGCGGCTCGGGCCAGGCGGACGTGTCCGGCCTTTCGGTGACGGCTGGTGCCGGCAGCACGACTGGTGCGAGCGTCGGTGCTATCGCCCGGTTCAACGTTGACTTGCGTGG